GTTTCAAGCGGGAAACAGAAACCGTTCCCCATCGAACAAAACTTGGAGTAAGGATAAACCTTACCGTCAAGCAAGTACGAAGGTGACCTGGTGGCGTACAAAAGATCGTACCAGCCAGGGGGGATTAGAGACTTAACTAAGCCAATACTGATACTATCCGAAGCACTGGATAGGTCAATAGTGACAAAAGTTGAATCTCCGCAATCATCAAATGACCCAGAGCGGGCCAGATGCTGATTGACGCTTTGGTTTCCAAGATCGATACCAACACGTTTAAGGAATAACCTTAATGTCGTGTCGATACCTTTCTGAAGNAAACCATTTAGCAACGGTTCAACAGCAATAGCTCGATGAGTTATCGCTGTTTTCGGAACGAAGCTTATTTTGTTGTGATTCACGTATGTCACTCTGTTTTGAAGACGTTTTGTAGCGTCCTCAAAATCTAGACATGTAAACCCATTCCTTTCCTCCGAAAGAATATCTCGGAGGTGGGGATTGTGCCACATGGCAACGAGTGAGTGCGTGAATGCGCCAGGAGTTACGGAAAACTTCCCTACTGAAAGCTTTCTCAGAAGGTTAGTTGCATCTCCGTGGACCCCCAAAGAAGCGCCGGCACCAAAAGCACAGTTGGAATAGATCATATCCATGGGAGGTTCTTCACCGATAACATATCGAATGAAGTTCCTCATTCTGGATAAGAGTTCTTCATGCGGACTACGAAAATTATCGTAGAGGAAGAACTTTCTATTGAGCCAGGTACACTTGTGCTCGCTAGAAAGAAACTTCCTAATAGCCTTGGCCTCAGGGTCGGTTTTAACGACCTTGGGATCCCAAGGATACTTCCGTATCAACTGAGCAAACTGAGCTGCTACGAAATGCGTTGTAGCATCGGAATACGTCTGTTCCGACAAAAGCTCAGCGAATTCCAGGGCTTTATCATAGCGAGAGGACCTAAAGTAGGTACTCAAGCGATGAACAAAGTCATGGTCTTCATGGTGCCTAAACAACTCGGTCATGACTCTTTTATAAAGTACGAAAGAGTCACTCCGCAGGCGTTGCTGCAACTGGTGCAGTTTACGACCCTCTTTAGGTTTCATAACGATTCCTAAAAGTTAACGCTCATAACGAGCGAAATGAAACGACGCCTAGTAATCTAGGCCAAGTCTAGAGCCCCTAACTCCATCACTGGAGAAAGAGGGTGAAGAGACGGGCAAGCATTTCGTCCCAGATTGGATCCGGGAGTAGTGCTTTCCCGACAAGAATCGCCATCATGACAACGATTGAAACCGTTGACATTAGAACGATACTTGTTGGCTCTTCACATGAGACTTGAACGAAGCCGATGCAAGAAAGGCTCCGAAGTCGTTGAGGAGAGTATCCACATCAGCCGATGCATAGCCAACGGGAACCGCCACCAAGATCCTGATGATCGCATCCCCTGTCGGGGTGAGAGCACCAGTCAAGGTGAGGGTCCGAGTCAGTTTCGCTTCGGTGCGTGCCAAACCGGAGAA